CCAGCAGACACAAGTGGTAATCTACTTCTATCTATTTTGGCAACTCGTCTAGGTTCATCTGCTCTAATGCCAACCCAATCCATTTGTTCGTTATGCTTCCATCCTTTGCTTTTAAGAAATTTATGTATTGTCCTAATTTTCATTTCAATAGTGCAAAATCTAGTTACTGGATTCGGCAAATACTTTTTCTTTAAAATCAATTGTTCAAATGGCTCACCATTTCTGCTGGCTGTTTCGAATGTAACTTCTTCCCATCTTTTTTCATTATCTCTATATTCCAACCAATGAATTTTTACATTCCAATTTATTCCGCAATCTCTAACAAACTCTAAAGTTGCTTCTTCCTCTTTACCAGTATTCGCAAAACATACGATACCTTCATCTGGCAATCCATTGTTTGATTGCAATACTCTCCAAAGCATATAGGCTGAAGTTCTACCGCCAGAGAACGATATGCACGTAGGCTCATCGATAATAAATGGATCTCTCATTTCCACCCCACTAAAGCCTGTGGTTTTGATACCGTATCTTTACTTCGTTCAGCCCTAACCCAATTTCTCCACGTTGCATCCCAATCTAGTTTTACTCCTTTAGAACCGGGTTGAGCAGTCCAGTAATCTCTAAACCTGCAAGCAGTTTGAATAGGATTTAAATCTGGTCTTGTTTTATTGCAAAATTCAATATTCTCTTGTGTAAGAATCCAGTCAGCAGAAAGTCGAGTTCCACGAGACTGTTTTGTCTCTTTCTCTCTCTCTCCCTCTCTCTCTCCCTCTCTCTCTGTGGTAGCAAGTTGCAAGCAAGGTGCTAGCATTGTGCTAGCGTCAACAAAAAAGCCTTTATCTATCAAAGGCTTAAGTCCTACTTCTATGTCCTTGCTAGCAATGTGCAAGCGAAATGATAGCTCGTCGCTAGCAGCATCAAAACTACCATCTTTTGACTCACTTGCAAGCAGCCAAAGTAGTGGTGCTATCGCCTTGCTAGCAATAGGTAAACTTGCAAATATCCTATCGTTTAACAAATCTCGATGCAGCTTTATCCACGGTGGATTACGATGACTATAGTGCTGGAACTTATCCCAATTCTTAGGTTTTAATATCATTTTTCAACCCCGGAATTCCAAACTTCATCTATGTCACATTCATTTCTTGTAACCCATTTTTCTACAAGTCTAAATTGATCTAAAGTTAAAAAAACATTAACACTTTTGCCATATTCAAATGATTTCTGTTGTATTCCAATTCTTCCATCTTCAGTCATGTAAAGATAAAAACCTTCAACATTTTTAAAATTCATAGCTTTTTCCAATAAAAAAAGCCTTAGGTGAGACTCTCACTAGATTAAAAATCTAATGTTGGCAGACTGGTTCGGTAACCAGCAGAGTCCCATCTAAGGCTTACCGATTTTATGTATGCTGCCAAGCACACAACCACTATAACGAAACTTTTCTTCTAGCGCAAGTCCTACAAATATCAGAGTTTCTAAATTGAATTGCTGAACGTGAATGCTTGCAAGCAGGGCATTTCTGCATACTGAAGTTATATATCGTTTTTACTTTGATAACGGACGTTGGACTTACAGGTTTTAAAGGTTCTTCTTTCAATTACTTGTCCTCTTGGGCTTATAGTCGGTAAGTATGTCTTTAACGGCATAAATGGTGGTGCAGTACGTGGTGGAACTAGATCAACCTTATCATCTATTTCAGTAGGTTTAGCCTTAAAAATAGGGAAAAATACATCGCCAATTTGGTTAATGCAATGCAATTTAGCTAACCTTCTAAGGTCACGTATAAGAAACCACGTCTCAGCAGCTCCTAACATTCCATGCTTTTCTATTAACCTTTGTATCGTAATACCGCCAGATTTATTGACTATTTCGATAAGTTTCTCTCTGCGACTACCTATTCTTGGTACGTACATAAAATAATTTCTAAAGTTGTTGACAGACAATATTACATCGTTTAATGTTGAACCGTAGCAACACAATATCAACCCACTAGGAGAATACTATGAAAACATCAAAAGTTCGCACAATTAATGCAGGTAGCCCATTTACAGACACATACGATCTTGTAGTTGAAGTCTTAGTCGATGGCAAATGGACATACTATCAAGGATTCAATACGCTTAGTAACGATTATGCATACACAGAAGCTCGTGCAGCAGAGCGAGCAGCAAAGGCTATTTATGAAAATTAAAATGCATAATTGGGAAGTAGCCGAAATTGTTTATGCACTACGCCTACTAGCTGACAACTTAGACAAGAAACCTAGAACGACTCAAGAGCAGGAAATACTAGAGATAGCATACGAAGCACTAACGATTGCTCCTAGAGAAATACACGAACTTGTTAATATTTTAGAATCGAATGATAACTATGAATAAATTGCTCAACACTAATGATTTCTTTGCACGTAAGCCACTATTATGTGGTGTAATAATGTTTCTTCTATACATTTTGGCTTGCTCAATATGACCGATGAAAACAACATACTCTACAAGAAAGACTACGTTACGGCTGCTAAAACGGACATTCGTAAGACTTTTGCAAAAATTAGAAAGGAGCAAAAAGCGGCTGAGAAAATATCAACTACTCAGGAAACACAACTTAACAATGTGGTTCAGTATAAAAAATTCAGATAAATAAATAGGAAATTAATATGAATAACGACTATCAATTACAAGAGCAACATGAAAAACAACAATGGCTGGTATATAGCAAACTACAAAAAGCCAGAGTATTACTACAAGAACTTCCGCTAAAGAAATCAGGCTTTAACTCATTCGCAGGATTCAAATACTTTGAACTGGCAGACTTCCTTCCTAGCATTAACGTCATCTTTGACAATCTAGGTCTATGCTCTGTCTTTAGCATTAGCGAAGGTATAGCCACCCTACGTATTTTCGATTCAGAGTTTGGTGGAGTCGTTTATTTCCGTAGTCCTACCGCAGAAGCAGGAGCAGGTAAAGCACCTCCTATACAGGCTTTAGGATCAATGCATACGTACCTTCGTCGTTACCTTATGCTCAATGCTTTAGAGATAACAGAACACGATGCAGTTGACGCTACGATCAAGAAAGACGAGCTTAAGTCATCCAAGCCTATCACCGTAGATGTATTTGATAGTTTAGATGACGAGACTAAAGAATGGTTAGAAAACATAGCTATGGAAGTGCGTTTATTAATTGCAAAAGAAGATTTGCAAGGAGCCATAGATTTTATTACTTTGCAGAAATTTGATGCAGATACTAAAACAGCATTTTGGAGCAGGTTAGAAAGTAGTGAACGTAGCAAACTCAAGAAATTTTCAATAGGGAAATAATATGGAATACGACAATACAGACCGTGGAGTTTTATACCGCAATGAGAATAAAACGAGTGAAAACCATCCAGACTATTCAGGTAGCGTCAATGTATCTGGTAATGATTACTGGTTATCTGGTTGGCTTAAAGAATCCAAGAAGGACGGTAAGAAGTTCTTTAGCTTATCGGTACGCCCAAAGAATGATTCAACGAAACCTGTAAATAAGCCTGTTAAAACGGCTGAACCTGACGACTTTGACCAATCGATTCCTTTTTGATAACGATCTCGCAGCCCTCCGTGGGCTTTTAACAGGGGCTTCGGCTCCTGTCTTTTTATTCTGGAGTAACTATGAAATTGCTTGATGAAGTTAAACAACGCTACAGCATTAAGAATGATGCAGAACTTAGCCGTACTTTAGATGTACCACCACCTACGATAAGTAAGATTCGTAGTAAGAAAATTAATGTATCAGCAGACATAATTCTTCGCATACATGAGTGTCTAGGTATGCCAGTAGCGGATATACGATCATTGTTATGAAAGTGATAATGTATGTAGTAGCGTTTCTAGGGCTTATATGGCTATTTTCTGGATTAGTTACTGATAGGGTACAGGCATCCTATAAGAAGGGCTACAGAGACGGTTTTAATAGCCTTGCTATCGATTCTCAATGCTCTGCATGGCTAATGAAATCTGATCTTAAAGAAGCTAAAGAAAGAATATGCGGAAAATAACAGAAAGTGACATTACGCGATGACTAATGAAGATCAATTCTTTGAATTATGGCTTAGTAGTAAATCTGTTGAAAGCTCCTCATTTGTAACTGATACACCTCTGTACTGGGCATGGCAGGGTTATTTATTAGGGGTAAAACAAGAACGTGAGGCTTGTGCATCTTTATGTATAGAAATGACTAAATGGCATAGCGAATTAGTAACTGCTGCATACGAAACTGCTGCTGACGCTATTCGTGCTAGGAGTGAAAATGAATAACGATCAATTCTTCGGCTGGTGGAATGGAGACGATTTAACTCCAGACAATGATTTCCCTAAAGATAGTCCTATCTGGTGGGCATGGGAAGGCTGGCAAGCTGCATTGCGCGAAATGAATAAAGAAGCTGAAAAGAATGGTGAGCCGTTATGAAATGTTTACGTTGTGGAGAAGTTAATCCAGCAGAGATACACACGTGTACACCTAAGGAGTCTTTTGAGTATTGGAATGCTGTAGAAGGATGGGTAAAAATTGAGGAAGTGCGTCAGCATTTTGATACTGCTGGCTGCGGAACGATTTATAAAACTGGTGGTGAAGGTCGAGTGCCACTTTATGCTGCACCACAACGTGAATGGGTTGGTCTAACTAATGATGAAATTTATGCAGTTGAAAATGAATATCTCGTTAATTCACGCATACCAGTTGGATGTGGATTGTATTTTGCTAAAGATATTGAAGAAAAGCTGCGGGAGAAAAACTCATGAAAGTATGTAGCAAATGCAATACAGAAAAACCACTAACCGATTATTACGGTCATAAAAAAGGAAAAGACGGATTTGATTCGTATTGTAAAAAATGTATTCTTGAAAAAAGAAAGATAGATTACAAAAATGGTAAAACAAATGGAAAAGTTTTAAAAAGACTTTACGGGATTACTAATGCAGACTACAACGCTATGCTATTAGCTCAGAATGGAAAATGCAAAATATGCAATATTAATAAGTGTCTTACTGGCAAACGCCTTGCAGTAGATCACGACCACGCAACTGGCAAAGTTCGCGGGTTACTTTGCGGCAATTGCAATAAAGCATTAGGACTATTTAAAGATAGCGCGACAATAATAGAAGCAGCAATAGCTTACCTCATGGTCATAAGGAATGAACAAACTTCGGACAAGAATGACTAAGAATCCTCGTAAACGTAAGGATGACTTTGACTGGCAAGCCGTTATAGATGGGAACCGTACAGGCATTACTAACGTAATCAGAGGAATACGTAATGGTGAAGTTGACGAGTTAGAGCTAGAAAAACTTAATAACTTCGTGCAATTCTCATTAGCGTTAATGCAGCTATCAGGACCTACTAAGTGGGCACAAGCAAAGATGAACGCTGAGATGATGAATTACATAAAATCTAATGTCTCATAGATTCGTAGTTGTTGACGCAATCTTGCTATTTCTGCATCACGCTCGTTTAATTTTTTCTGTAGACTTTCACTTAATATGTAAACTTCTCTGATTTTCTCAAACCGTTGCTTATGATCCTCAAGCATCATATTAAATAAACGCTCTGAGGCATCGATCTGTTTTTGCATAAAGTCTGACATGATAATTACCCCACTTCTATTACTTGCCCACGGAAATATACTAAGCCTTCGGAGATGACTTCACATAGCTCCGGAGGCATCAACTTGCCATCCCAAAAGGTTAGAACAGCAAATCCACTACGCCAGTTCTTAGGACTGTCCTCCGCATATTCAAAGGAAGGGTCATCTAAATTAGCCATAGTTCCTGTATCTACACCATAACGAGTACCAGTATAGTCAGTCCACGGAGTTACCTTTAACGAGTGCAAGTGTCCTGTAACGATAGACGTACCTGATTTCAGCGTATTGTTATAGACAGCATGAATTCCGTTATGCCACCTATGTTTAATCATCGTATGCTCGTTAACCATTATTGACGTAGAGAACTTCCAACGTGGGAAATGATCCGTTAGGTTCATCCCATGCACACCATCAAATGCAGTCCCAGCTTGGGACGCTAGACGAGTGTTAAAGCGCATATCGTGGTTGCCCCATGTCCAATGTAGGGCAGCACTTTTAGACGCGCTCTCAATCTCATTTAGACGGTCTGTACAGGCTTCTAGTTCTTGCTTAACGCTAGGTAATGATTGCCATCCTATAGGGTCATGCCTACTTACTGATGCACCATCAAATACGTCACCATTCATAACGATCATTCGTGGCTTTAATTCAGGTATTAAGTGAACGAAAGCCTTATGAGCCGTTGATATAATTCCCGGATAATAATGGCAGTCTGATGCGACCATAATCACACCATCATCCATCTCTACATTAACTCTAACGCCATTACTAGGAATGGTTATATTGAATGTAGGGCTACGAGTATCGTGAGCAGTTAACGTAATAGAAAGTTTATTCTCTATGTCTCTACGTCTTGCGTAAATATGCCGAATATTTAATCCTAATGCTTTAGATACTTTAGACGCTGAATTGTACTTGTTCCATACTGCAATAAATTCTTCGTCAGTCGTTCGCATTAGTTCACCCTACGGACAAATTCACCGCTCCAATCCGTTCGACCAGTAACCGGATAGCAACTGTCATAATCGCCTTCCATTTCAATAATCGTAGGTGGGTATCGGTAGCAGAAGCCTACATCTTCTTTAGGCTCGCAAGTATAGAAAGCGCAGCTAATACAAGCTGGCATACAGTCATCAGGTATTGATTTTTTAGACATTTATTCTATATATCATGTAGTTATTGCAATAATATTACAAATTACATTAAATACATAGCTCTCTCATCTTTTCTTCTATTAAGCAATCCTTTAAGAACCTTACCTGCTGCTAAAGAATACTTTAAGAACTCATCAGCCGCACCGTCATAGTCACCTCGATTATGCTTCTGACGTAGAGTTGACCTCTGTAGCGTTCCTAAACCTACGTTAAACGCAAAAGAGACCAGAGCGTCATACCGCCCTTGAGTAATCCCACTAGGGCAATAACGTAATACACCTCGTTCAAAACGCTGCAAATCAGCTTGCAATATGGCATCCACTTCATCGTCAGAAAGCTTTCTATTCCATTCAATAGGGCAGATCAATGTACCGTTAGCCTTAGCTGCTTTACGCTCGTCTAAGGTCATCCTAAGTTGTTCTGGAGTAGCTATTAAGTGACCTACTCCAGTAGTCCAGAGGAGTACAGAATCTAGGTAAGGTTTTTTCCTTACACCTTCGTGATGCATTATTGCGATTCTGCCTTTAGCCGATACATTCATTTTTTGCCAAATGCCTGAGTACCGAACCAGAACGCTATGACAGATGCCCAGATCAACTGAGTATCAGAATCCCATACTTCATCGATCATAATCTTAAAAGGTACATTTTGAGTCCATGCATACCAGACTCCAGCTATATCAATAGCCACCAATAAGAAGAATAGACCGTAGGTGACCGTAGGACGCACCATAGCGCGAGCATTGATTACCCATTGACTAGCACCCTTGCCGATTTCTATATCGTGGTTATACAATGCTTTACGCTCGTCTGAAGCTGTTTGTATCTGTATCTGCTCTGTGTGTATTTCCTCAACACGCTCCTGAGCCTGAAAGCCAGCCTTCTGCATCTCTAGCTGCATCTGGACTTGAACCTGAGCCATCGCTAGTTCATGCTTCTTATCAGACTTATCCTGAAAGAAATTAAGCAGACTAGGAAGCCCACCAGATAGAAACGACATAAATGTTGATAATAAAGTAAGCATTATTCTTCACCCTTTAATTCTTTAATAATCTGCAATCGCAGTTCTTTCATCTTGCGCGTTTCTTCAGCAGCCTTGTACATAGCATTGTTCATATCCATGTAAGCAACACCCATTACAGGCAATACGATAACTAACACAATACACAGAATAAGGACGGTGATAAGTAAAGACCACGGTATGTGTGACTCGTTCTGAGGAGTATCATCAGCCATAGGAACCACAATATTATGAACACTACCGCGAGAATTAACGTCATCTGCTCTGCGATTTTTCTTTTTATACTTGCCCGTCGCCATATTGTTGCCTGTTGCTTCAATAATTCTTGGCGTTGAACCTCTGCTCGTTCTAACTTAACTCTATCGCGCATTACCTCAAACTCAGACCAAATAGCACCCAATTCTCTAGGAGCCGAATATACGAGCGTCTCGCGTAATTCTGTTTCTAGCCGAATCATTTCCTTCTGAGCCAATATACGATTAAACGCTTCTTGGTTTACCGATAGCTCAGGATCACGAGCCTTCTTAGTCTTTAATTCTTCCTCGTGAACGTGTTTCTCAAGTTGCTCATGCGCTTTAAAGAAGCTACCAAGATGACCGCTAATGTCAGCAACCACATCTTTAACTTTACCGTATGCGTCAACCAACTCCATACCATCAGCTTTAGCCGATTGATACAGTTCACAACCTTGTTTGATTGCACTTGCAGCCAGTTTCGCAGCAGCAAGAATTGTAAGTGGGTCCACATTACTTAGGTAGCTGACCGTTACCAGCCAACCATATCAATAGACCTAACGCACCAGCGCCAAC